CGCGAATCAAGCAAGGTTTATTTGGAGCCTACTCTTGTTACCGCGATAATTAACTATTTTTGCATTTACACAACGCAGCTCCCGCTGTAGGTTGTTTCCCTTCTTTTCGTGTAAAGCGAAACACAAGCAAAGGCTCTCTCCATCCAGATTTTACAGTCTAGAAAGAATCAGAAATCTTGTTTTCAATAATAGCAAGGAACAGTTACATCTCGACACACCACATCATAACAACAGGTCCGACTGGGAGGCTCTATTAGATCTTTCGGTCTAATTAAGTCTACTCCCAATTCACCCCATTTTATCATGGTAGGCGCAAAGCCAAGTTCACCATACCTTAGAAGTTATCAATTTACTTTGGAGGAGGGGGTCTTGTTGTGTCAGGTTTTGGACACTGGACAACAACAGCACCACTTCCACACCCATTCTGACCTGTGGCAGTTTCAACTACACCACAAGAAGACTGGGCCCTACTATAACAATTTCCTGAAATAGTAGGCTTTGGAGGACCAGGATTAGGTTCAATACCTTGACGTGTCAAATCTTTCCTGGGTCCAAACCACCCCCTTTGTGGAGGAGTTGGTGGTAAATTGATAGTTGGGACTCGTGTGAGCCCAACCACCTCCTTACATTCCTCATAAGGAGATTCGCAGTCCTCATCAGCATCACAACTAAAACCAAGTCGTTCACTGAGAGCTGCTAACATTCGCTCTAAACGTTCGACACGCGTTAGAGTTGGAGGCTTTGCATTCATCCCGCCGGGAACCTGGAAAATCAACAGATCCCACACAGTGGAACCAACAACAGTTGGTGAAGGCAAAGTAATTATAGCTCCAGCAATCGTTATGTCGACTAAGAAACTAAATGACCAAGCTGTGGTACCATTACCAGCAGCAAAATCAGTAGAATTCCTAGCTACTAATGTGTTAACATCAGTAGACCCTGTACCATACGTAGCACCAGTACCAACTGTATAGGAGGTACCCGCTTTCGCAAGGTAAGTACAAAAGAACCTTCCCAAAATAGGCATTGTAAATGTCAATGCTCCAAAAGTTGGGATAATGTTACTACCGGCAACCATAGTCGCAGCGGTAAGTGCATTAGCAGTAGTTGCAGTTCCTGTGTAATGGGCAGCAATTACACTTTGACCCAATGGGGTTTGTTGTTTAGGACGAATCATCGTAAACGAATACGTCACATAAAGTTCACCAATTTCAACAGCACCAGCATTTGACTGTGTTGCTAATTGAAAATTACCCAAATCGTAAAACTTTCCTTGCGTAGAGTTTGACGTTGGAGCAATTAAATTGGCGGAACTATTCACATAATAGCTTTTAAGGGGCTCTTCTTTCAAAGCATGGTCCCCACCGAGCACATCGTGAATAATTTCACAATAGGGTGCACCCCTATCAGAATTCGCGTAATTTTCCATCTGTGTGTCACTAGTAAAGTTAGCATCATCGGGGTCATAATTTGTTGCCAAAATGACCTTACCAGCACTAACATTATTACCGACGGCCGTGTATGCCTCGGTCTCGTAACTAAACACGAGCGTGTTCACACGATATTGCTCATAAGTTGCAGCAATTTGAGAGAAAATGGGGAATAAAACTGTATTCCCCGGGTTAAGGTAGTACTGATTAGCTGCAATAATCGACAACACTCCTGAAGTCGTACCAGTCACATTGCACACCTTTTCCCTACGTAATGCGAACGTATCTTCAATGGTACTGCCGTTATGAACGACAGCTGACTTATTCAAACCGTCAGTTCCCATTGTCATTCCACGTCCCCGCATCCTAGCATAAGCCGAAATACCTGGCTTTCCTAGGGAAGGTCCGTGAACTTTTCGTCTACGGTTGCGCTTTTTCCGTTTCCCACCACCTGGTCTGTTGGCAATTCGCTCAACGACGATAGCGGGACGACGGCTCCCCCTTTTCGAGGGTTTCGCCACGCTGCGCGCGCGGCGCTTTTGACGCCTTGCAGCTTTTTGAGCTGCAGTTTTAGCCATGATGATTTACTCCGTACAACAATGTTCGTGACAAGTGTACCAGTTATTAACCCCACAGCAAGAGGTAAGATAAAAGAAATTTTTGAGAGAGAGAGAGAGAGATAGAAGAATTGGAAGCAAGAAAATCAAAGACAACTTTTTAACAGGTCTGATTTAACGAGCTCAACCTGTTTTCCTTCTTCACCTGAGTAAAGACCCCAGATCCATTCATCACTCTTATACACACTCAAAACTTGATCCATTGACATTGGATCTCGATCAGGGTTGAAAATTACGTCCCCATACATCTCATCAATGTATTCACGACGCAAAAAATTGATATAATTCATCAACACTTCACGAACCTCTACATTTGCCCAGCTGTCGATCCGAAGCGCACTTGCACGCATCAGATGCCACCGGACATCGTCAAAAGAAGCTCCATACTTCATGGAAGACAAGACACGATCAGTTGCAGGACACGGTAACCAAACACCATCGATATTTTTAAACGATTGTGAAAGAAACGTACATTCCCGCAATGGGCGTGGATCAAAACAAGGAGTATTAGTTGTCACACCAATACCCGACCACACAGATGCCACCGATTTAGGATGAAACCACGAAACACAGAGATCACTCACTGTGAACGTGTTATCATCTCCATTCAAGGCAGCTTCAACATTCTGCATAAAGTCCAAGTACCCACCAAACAAGTTACCAATATACCGGCGATTTTTCACGTCTTTATCATTCGCTGCTATAAACCTCTCCCTGTTATCCATCCCATGCTTTTCAGCACAGAGGACTATCCAGGCATAAGCAAACAGCCGAAATAGGATCATGGTATTATCCACAATGGTATTAGCACTACCACTAGGATTTCCTGTATGTTTTTGGATAAGCTCCCCATTTTCCAACACAATGACCGAATTGACGATTGAGTCATAAACTCTCTCTAGTCTCAGTCGATTGGCTGGGGTCTTGTCATTCTGGCTCAACATATTCCAACGAATTTCCATCTGACCAAACATTGCCATTGCAAAAAGCGATGAATCATATTCCGACTCATCAAGCTCAAATGCATTCTTATGCTTGTTCAATCTATGATATAAACGATCGAAACCCTGATTGTATTTATTTGCACCAACGAACGACCAACATTTGTTAGCCGCCGCATAGAAGTTATTATTCATGTCCAAACACAGTCGATTACACGCGACTGAATGTTCAAGAGGAGAAGCTGTGAACGTTCTGATTTTATTGGCCTGTAATTTTTCAACAGTACGCAACTCACATTTCTGAGCACAGGTCCAAATAGGAACCATCTCTTGAGGGCCTTCACCACGACCCAACATGTCCCAATAGTCATTCAGCGCTGCAAAAGCAGGGCTTACCAAGAACTCACTTTTTGTGTGATATTCCAGGGACCACGGAAAACCACAGGATGTCTGTGCATCTAATTCTTGCACTACAAGCTCCTGTGGAACAATTATACTTCCACCCATAGCAAGGGCAAAATGCCTCTCTGTCCACTCTCCAGCAATTCTCCACGCTTCTCCGTCTAAAACGGGCTGAGATTTGTCGTACTTGGAGACAGATTTAAAACTTGCTACTAAATTTGGTTGAACCTGACGGTACTGATCCGCACTTAAGCGAACGTCCCCTGAACAGGATTCAAGAAATTTCGTGAAGGAGGTATTTACACACTCCTTATTCTTAGGCTTTGCGAAACGTGTCGTCCACCCCAAGAATTCCGTATTACCTTTACTAAACCACTCACGATACTCCCGCGAAGGTCCCCGAGGGACTCGATCACCTGAAGCTCGCTTACCCACTATGACCCCCTCTACACTCTGAAAAACTGGCTTTTGCATGTACTTAGCATACCATGCAGTCCAGGAGTCTGTAGGAGGTAGTGGGACATCTAAAAATGTTTGTTTGCACACCCCTTCAACGCATTAAGCATATCAGGAGTAACTGCCAAACAAACATTCTCACCATCTGCCCGAGCGTTATGAAACGCTACTAACTTACCATCTCGATTAAAAACGGGAGCAGAACAGTTACCATCCACAGTAGAAGCAGTGTAATAACATTTTACACACTTCATCATACCATCGATGTCAGACTGGTCTTCAACTGTGACAATAGTTTTGATCACACCAAACGACGTCGAAAAATCCAACGTGTCAAATGCTTTCTGACTATCGAAACTAGGAATACATACGGAATCACGAACACAAGGAACAGCTGCACGCATTTGTTCAAATTTACAAGCATCAGACATTGGTAGACGGAACGCCAAAAGATCCCATGAGATTTTTACACACTCACTTTTCTTCTTTTTAAACGACATCGCACTACCATCTGATTTCCGAACACTGAAGACAATTTCATCTCCCCCAGTTCGGAAAATATGCGCACAAACTATTACACAATTAAAAGCTAGGGTACAGCACATTGAAGTGGATCCATTTGGTCCAACAACAGAAGCCCACCCTACACTTCTAGAAACTTTTCCAGCAGAAAAACGCGGGCCAACACTAACTCCCTCCTGTTTTGGTTTAACAGCAGCTTGTTTGTTGACTTTGGCATGCTTCTTATCCAACACCTTCTTTGCAGAGGCGGCATTGCGACGACGTTCTTTCTTAACGTTGTGGTACTTACCACACTTTTTGTCGCATTTGGAATCAGTACATCTAACCAACTTCTCCTTCTTGTTAGGAGCAGCGTCTACTTTTGGTGAAATACCATAATTACTTCCTTCCTGGCGCTCAACCATGGAGAAATTCTTAGGTAAATCAATTACCGTGGCATCAGCAGGAACGCTAGACACTTTAACAAAGCGGTTACTAGTCAATTTCATTTTCTTAATCTTGACAAAATCATCCTGGGGAACTGTGACACCCTCCCAGGCTCGACCACCATATTCATTCATACTAGCATTAATCGCAAATTGGGTTCCGTGTCTTTTAGCACGTTTACCTATTCTACGATATTCATCACCCAGTTCATCACGAAAGATTAAACCATTCTCATCAACTTGGTCATCATGTTCGTAATCAACCCAGGGTTT